GGCCTTCTCGCGCATGTCCGGGTCGCCGACCTTCCAGGCCTGGCGCCGCTCGTCCTCGCGCTGCTGCCAGTACACCTGGCCGTTCGACAGCAGGTTCGGCACCTGCGCTTTGTCCAGTTCCTCGGCATCGCGGCGGGCCTTGTCCTGCTCGCGCAGGGCCCGCTCCTGGGCCTGCAGGTCCATCTGCATCGCCAGGCCCGCAGCACGCTCGCCGGCTTGCCCGAGGTTCTGCATTGCCGCGCCGATGGGATCGGCTCCGCTCACGCGCGCGATGGGCGCCCCGCCGTCCTGCTGGACGCGCCGCTCGTAGACCGGAATGCGTGCCATCAGCCGCCCCCCTTGACCGGTTTCTTGCCGTAGTAGGAGCCCGCCGTGCTCGCCGCGTTCAGCAGGGTGCTCGCCGCGTTCAGGTAGCCGGCCGTCTGCGCGCCGCGCCCCTCCCATGACCGGATGTTGGCCTGGTCGTTCAGCGCCTGCTCTCGGCTCATGGCGCCGTAGCGGATGGCGGCCGAGTCCATCTCGGCGCCGTAGATCGACTCGCGCAGGCTGTCGGCGTTGAGGCCCGCCCCGGCCTCGGCGCTGGATGCCACCTGCAGGCCGATGCGCCGGCGGATGTCCTGGCGGAACAGCTCGTCCTGCGCCGTCGCATCGCGCAGCGACATGTCGGCCGCCTGGCGCATGCGCGTCGCCCCGGCCTCGGCCGCGTTTTTCTGCTGCTGCCCGGAGTAGACGGCAGCGCCAGCCGACATGGCCGCGGACGCCGCCAGGATGGCGATCTCGAATCCACTCATTACCTGACCCTCGCGTAGAGACTCACGTCGCGCCCATCGGGCGTGAACCTGCGCATGCCGCCCGGCGTCTCGCACTCGAAGCCCAGCAGGCGCGCCCATCGGTGACCGGCCTCAAACTCCCGGTCGACCAAGGCCTCGATTCTGCGGTACGGCAGCTGCAGGATGAACCCGCGCACGGCCCGGGTGATGGCCATCATGTGCGGGCCGGCGCGGTCAGAGAGCAGCGACCACACGCAAGCCCGGTCACCCCACAGTTCGGCCGCGCCGCCGCAGCCCAGCACCACGTCGCCGTCGAGCGCCGTGAAGGCCGGGCCATTGGAGAGCATGCTCGCGTAGCCCGGCTGCGAGAACTGCTGCTCGAAATAAGCCTGCGCCGGCTGCAGGCGCAACCGCTCCAGGTGCTCGGGCCTGAACGCTTCGATCCTCATCGCGCATCCTGCGTGACCACCTGCGGCGCCAGCGCCACCAGCGTCACCGCGGTCGGTTGATCGTTCACGAACATCATGTAGGCGTCGGTCGTGTAGCCGTCCGGCCAGGACACCACTTTGTCGCCTGAAAACAACGGTACCGGCGCGCCCATCGGGTCGGCCGAGGTGCGGAACTGCAGGTCGTCGAGCGCGCCCTCAGCGCCGCCGTAGCGCCCGCCGCCGGTGTTCAGGAACCGCAGCACGGCCTTGTGGATCCGCTTGGTCTTGCCCTGCGCCGTGCCATCGGAGGCGCCGGCTTCCAAGCGCATCGAGCGGTACAGGCACGGGCAGGGCAGGCCCACATGCACGACAGACGCCGGGCGCTGCAGCGTGACCTGACCGCCCGTCACCACGCGCTGCGGATGGGGCGCGCCGTCGCTCAGCACGTCGACGGTTTGCCCTTCGAGGTGCGCCAGGCCGGAGATCGTCGCCGCCGGAGCGCCGTCATAGGTCAGGCCCGAGTCGACGTAGAACTGCCGCGACTGCGGGTCGCCCTTGCGCCAGGGCCGCTCCATGTACTCGACGTAGCGCCTGGTCACGCCGTCGATCGTGCGGCGCACCACCAGCCAGAGTTCGTGCCTGTCGCCTTCTGCCGCCTGCATCACGGCCAGGCTTTCCACCACACCGTCGCCGCCGATCGGGTGCCGGTGCCAGCCGCGGACCTTCTGCTCGTTGTTCCAGGTGAACCCGATCAGCGCACCGTCGCCGCGGATCGCCCACACGATCGGCGTCGGCTCGGGCGCAAACGCCATGTCGAGCACGCCAGTCTGCGTGATGTGGTCAGCCTCGACCGTCGTCTCGCTCGACTCGTAGCCGTCGCCGCCGAAGTCGTAGAACGTTTCGCGCACCACCAGGCCGGAGCGCTGCACGAACAGGGTGCTCTTGCCGTTCTTGACCGGGGGGATGGCCTTCGACCCGAACTCGCTGGCCACCCTGGAGCGCCGGTTGTTCGGGCCCAGCGGCTCGCCGTTGGTGAGCTCGCCGATCGCGAACTCGCACCCGGCCGTGCCCACCAGCAGGTCGCGGTCGGGCGCCAGCCACTGCACCGCGTTGATCTTGCCGGAGTTGATCTGGACCGTGAACGCCGCGTCGGCCGTGACCGTGTTAAAGACCCGGGGCGAGTAATCGGTGAAGTCGGCCGACACCGAGGCCCAGACCTCCTGCCCGCGGGCCCACCACATCCGCTCGCGGAAGAACGCCACCTGCGAGGGCCAGCCCTCCACGCCGGACCATGCCGCATGCGCCCAGCGCGCCGTGGCGTTTCCAGAGCCCACCACCTGAGAGGGCAGCCGCTCGACCACGTCGGCGGTGACCTGCGAAGTCGACGTGAAGCCCGTGATCCGCACGTAGCCGTAGCCGGCATCACGGTAGAGCCACTGCACACCGGTGTCGCCGTCGATCAGCGCGCCCTCGCTGTGCACGGGGCGGCTGGAGCCGGTGTGCGCCGAGTTCAGGGCCTCGTAGGTCTTGCCGTCGCTGCGCCGCCGCTCGCCGGCCGTGATGGCTTTCCCCGGCTCCCAGGCCGGAATCGCGTTCAGGTCCTTCGACTCCAGGAAGAACAGCGACCCCACGTGCGCGGCCTGGAAGATCGCGGCCGAGGCGATCAGCGTGATGCCCGCCCCGGTTTCCGCGCTCGCGTAGACCGTGGTGCCTGTGTCGTTCAGGGACTTCCACGGGCCACCCAGCGCCGAGAACGTCACCAGCGAGAACGAGGTCGCGGTCAGGCGCCGCAGGATCCGGGGCTGATAGCTCGGGTGCGCGATGTAGAGGAAGTCGCCGGACTGCGCGAACCGCAGCCGGGGCGTGCCGTCCTGGTTGTAGAGGTCGCCGATCGCGTAGGGCGTGACGACTTCAACGGGAACACCCGACACCTCAAGGCGACCGCGCCGCAGCGTGACCGCGTCCCAGGTGTAGAACCGGCAATAGAAGTTCCCGAACTCGACGATGTAGGCCTGGCTGACGCTGAACTCGAAGACCTGCAGCAGCGGGCGGCCGGCGGCCGAGGCCTTGACCTCGGCGACGAACCGCGTGCCACCGCGCCGCACGTGCGGGCCCTGCACGGTGGGGATGAAGTTCTCCAGCCTGCTGGCGCCGTTCGGGTACTTGGCATAGTCGACCCGCCCGTCGAGCATGGGCGAAAGCTCGCCCGCATTTAAGTTCGCGGTGAAGGGCGATGCCTTTGCCATGTCAGAGCACCGTCACGCCGGAGGGCCACAGGCCGCCATCGGGCCCGATCCCCGCATAGCCAGCGCCCTGGCGCGACTCCAGCCACGTGCCATCGGGAAGCTCGTCGGGCGGCGCCTCGACCGAGTCCTGCCGGATCGCCAGCTTCAGGGCCTGGTCGTACATGCCGGCAACCCGCTGGAACTTCGTGTCGCTCTGCGTCTGCGCCTCGCAGGCTTCCATGGCCAGGCGGCAGGCCAGCGCGTCGACGAACAGCGGATCGAACAGCGAGGCGTCGGTGACGCGCGCCACGTAGCGCACGGCCAGCGGCGCCGCGAGGTCGGTCAGCAGGCGCCGGCCCTCGACGGCCCACGGCGCACGCTGCTTCATGCCGGTGCGCAGGTAGATCTCGTTGACCTGCACCAGGCCGAGGAAGTCGGCCGGAAGCTCGTACTGCAGCTGGTAGCCCCAGTCAGGCGCCTGCGCCAGCGCCGACAGCCGCGTGCGCCGCATGGCGAACTTCCAGCGGTGCGCTCGGATCTCGGCGTCGCGCGTGTCGTCGAACAGGGCCGCCATCGTGCGGGCCTGCTTCACGTTGTCGGTGAGCAGGAGGATCGGCTGCTCGCCCAGCTTGATCAGAGCGCGATTGACGATGGACACCTGGCTGGCCATGCCTGCCTCGCATCGGGTGGGGGTGATGCGATTCTAGCGGCAGCGTTGTGGAATCACAACGCACGAAAGCCCGCCGGAGCGGGCCCGGCGCGCCGCACGCATCGTCAGTTGATCACCAGGAAGCTGAACGACTTGGCCGCCGTGGCAGCAGCATTGCCGGTCACGGTGAACGAGCCGGCGCCCACCGTCACGCCGACGACCGAGGTCAGCGTCGCGTCGGCTGCGCCAAGCAGTTGCACGAACACCTCGGACGTGGCCGTCACGGCGCTGTTCGTCACCACCACGGTCGAGGCAGCCGCCGCGAACGCGGCCCGGCCGAGCGCCGAGTTGTTGGTGACGTTGCCCGGCGTGGCAGACGAGTCGGTGCGGGTGATCGCCAGAGTCGTGAAAGCGCCCGTGCTGCGGGTCGTCGCGCCCACGGACGTGCCGTTGATGGTGCCGCCGGTCAGCGCCACGGCCGCCGGGTTGTAGCCGCCGGGGTCGACCGTGACGAGCAACGCGTCGCCCTTGGTGATCAGCGCCTGCGCCTGATCGCGCGGCAGGTCGTAGGTCTGGCCCAGGCGAAGCACGATGCCCGATGCGATGTTGCTGTCCCTGGACATGCGGATGAACATGCTGTCACCTCGGAAAAAGGGCCACCCTTGGGCGGCCCGTCAGATCGGATCGGCCTCGCCG